TTACGACCGCTACTCGGCAGACGCGATTGTAATAGAAAAAAATCAAGGGGGGGACATGTGCAAGCACACGTTGCAGTCTGTTCGACCTAGCATCCCAGTTGAGATGGTACACGCATCCAGAGGCAAATACGTTCGCGCTGAACCGATTAGCGCACTATACGCAATGGGGCAAATTAGCCACGTTGGCACTCATTCAGAATTAGAAGGCCAAATGTGCCGAATGACTTCAGCAGGGTACGATGGCGAAGGATCACCCGACAGGGTAGACGCAATGGTTTGGCTGTTTAGCAAGCTGTTCCCGGCTATCATTACTAAGTCAGCAAAACGCACCTCCAACCGAGCTACTAAACGGTCTTGGATGGCATGATTGATTTAAAAATGCATTAATGCTAAAGTTCATCACGTAAAGGCCGCAGCGATGCGCCTCAATTCCAATTTATGGAACTTCTCAAATGCCAAATGATATGAACGATGCCGACCAGAAAATAATTGACGAAGCCAAGTCGGCGTTTGAAGCGGCACAAGAGGCAGCATCCGACAACATGAACCGATACGAGTCAGACATTCGGTTTGGACGTTTGGGCGAGCAGTGGGACTACTCTGATATTGAAGCTAGAAAAGTGGAAGGGCGACCGACTTTAACGGTAAACCGCCTACCCAATTTTATCCGCCAAGTAGTCAACGATGCCCGTCAGAATAAACCCAGCATTAAAGTTATGCCTAACGATTCCCAGAGCGACCCCCAAACTGCCGCAGTAATAAATGGTCTTATTCGCAATATTGAACAAACATCTAAAGCGGATTTGGCTTACGATTGGGCTATTGATTGTGCAGCGTCAGGCGGGTTTGGATATATAAGGGTCTCTCTAGATTACGCTGACAATGACACTTTTGACATGGACATCCGTCTGGACCGTGTGATTAACCCTCTCACGGTGTACCCAGACCCCAACTCAACGGCGGCAGACAGTTCCGATTGGAACACCTGCTTTATAACTGAGATGGTTCCTAAAAATGAATTTGAAAGAGATTATCCAGACGCTTTGGCGATCGATTGGTCGGCGGGCAATATGGATGATCAAGAACAAATGTGGTTTGAAGACAAAAAAGTTAGGGTTGCCGAATATTGGAAACGCGAAAAATCTAACGAAACTATTCATCGTATGATGAGCGGTGACGTAATTTTGGATTCAACATACCAAGAACTTGAGGATGAATATCTAGCCCTTGGCAATGAAATTGTAGAGACACGCGAAACGCAAAGCTACAATGTCACGCAATACATTATGAACGGTCAAGAGATACTTGAAACAAACGATTGGCCCGGAACTTTTATACCTATTATCCCCGTGTACGGTGAGGAGGTATTTAGCGAAGGCCAACGCACATTCCTGTCTTTAATCCACTTTTCAAAAGACAGCCAAAGGATGTATAACTACTGGCGCACGACAACAACAGAGCTAGTTGCGTTGGCCCCAAAGGCCCCGTGGATTGGCCCAACAGGTGCATTTAACTCAGACTTAGAGCGTTGGCAAAACGCCAACACAGAAACAACTGCATTCCTTGAATACGATGGCGATGTGCCGCCGCAACGTCAGCCGTTTGCCGGGCCACCAGCAGGCGCGTTGCAGGAAGCATTAAACAGTTCTGACGATATGAAGTCAGTGATGGGAATGCACGATGCAAGCCTTGGAGCGCAATCAAATGAGATTGCTGGTGTGGCTATTCGGCAGCGGCGCAGTGAGGGCGACACTTCAACATTCCACTTCGTTGACAACATGGCCCGCGCTATTCGTCATGCTGGAATTATCATTGTTGGATTAATCCCGCACGTTTACAGTCGAGAACGGATTGTCCGGGTGTTGGGTGAAGACGGCGTGCCTCAAACAGTGGCAGTCAATCAACCGTTAAGTTCAGAAGAAGACACACTTCAAGGCGAGGTGTTTGAACGCAAAGAAGCCACAGAACACGTATACGACCTCACAGTTGGCAAGTACGATGTCACGGTTAGCAGTGGCCCAAGTTATTCAACACAGCGTGAGGAAGCCAGAGAGAGCATGATAGCTCTGTTGCAGGCATTCCCGCAGGCGGCTGCTGTCACTGGAGATTTAGTGGCAGAATCATTCGACTGGCCCAACGCAAGCGTGTTTGCCAAGAGATTAAAATCTTTGCTGCCTCCGGGCATTGGAGACAAAGAAGAAGCCCCAGACCCTCGCATAGCAGAAATGACCCAGCAGATGCAGGGCATGGAGCAAGTCATTAACCAGCTTATGGCAGGCCGTGAAGAAAAGCAAATGGAGAACCAAATTGATCAATCCAAGTTGCAAATCGACAATAGAAAAGTTGATATCGACCAAATGCGAGCCGAAACTGACCGAATGGAAGCGAATGTTAAAGCGCAAGAAGCGGAAATTAAGGCAACGCAGGCGATGATGACTAGCGAAACAGACGAAACGCCAATCACAATTAAGCAAATGGACATACAAGCCGAAGCACAGCAGGCTGCATTTAGCGCAGAACAATCAGATTTAGACAGAGAGATTGACCGTCAAAAACTTGCGCTTGAACAGCAGAAATTTGAATTAAGCAAATGGCAGGCGCAAGTGGACGCTAATATGCAGGCGGCAGGAGAATAGAATTTGTCGGGGTTCTTCGCAGTACCCGGTAAAGAGAGTGTAGACGGCATACCATTGTCGTTACTCTTCACTATTGCGAATATTCAGGAAACAAGATACCATGTCAGATATAGCCACGGATAGCGTTGCCGAATCGTCCGTACCCGAAGTTGAAGAAGTCGATAACGACCAGCCTTTAACCGAAGACCAATCGGCAGAGAGTGTCATTGAAGAAGATGACGAAGAACCAGAAGAAGGCGATGAAGCTGAAGAATCTGAGCAAGACGAAGACCAGCCCGATGCGGAGTCTAGTTTTGATACTGTTGATGTCGAATATGAAGGCGAACGGTATAAGCTCCCCCCAAAGCTTAAAGACGCGCTTATGCGGGATCAAGACTATACCTTAAAAACTCAATCTCACGCCGAAACGGTGCGAGCGTATGAGGCCGAAAAAGCAGACTTCCAACAGTACGTGGAGGCAACAACCGCTCAATCTAATGAGATGGCGAACCTAGCTGCACTTGATCAACAGCTACAGAGCTTTCAACAATACGATTGGAATTCGGCATTTGATGCCGACATAATTTCTGCAACCAAACTGCAACATCAAATGCAACAGTTGCAGTCTCAGCGCGAACAGATAGCTGGTTCAATCCAGCAAGGCGAATCTAAACGGCAGGAAATGCGCCACGAAAATATGGTGCGAACAGCCCAACGTACAGACGAAGCACTTGCAAAGGAAATCCCAAACTGGGGCGATGAGAGAAAGACCGAATTAGGGCGTTTTGCAGTAGAGACACTTGGATTCCCCGCCACGGCAATATCACAAGCTGTGACGAAAGCGGAAATCAAAACTTTGCACTACGCAGAAATTGGTTTCAAGGCAGAACAACGGGTCAAGGCGGCAAAGAAGGGCGCAGGCAAGGGCAAGGTCAAAGTGGCCCCATCCAAGTCTATCAACCCCAAAAGGCAGTCAGCGCCCAAATCACTCTCCAACGTGTCAGACCCCAACGCCTATAGGGAACTAAGGATGGCACAGAAACGCAAAAGCTTGAAAGGCTAAAATTATGGCTAACACTAACCTAACCATCGACATGATCACTAACGAAGCGTTAATGATCTTGCATCAAAAAGCTAACTTTTTAGGAACGATTGATCGTCAATACGATTCATCTTTTGCTAAGAGTGGCGCAAAAATTGGCGACACATTGCGTATTCGTTTACCGAATGAATACACTGTTCGCACAGGTGCTGCACTATCAGTACAGGACAACATTGAAACTAGCACAAGTTTGCAAGTCGCAACGCAAAAAGGTGTAGACGTAAACTTTACGTCAGAAGAATTGACAATGGACATTGATTCGTTCAGTGAACGTATTCTTCAGCCAGCAATGTCTGTACTAGCTGCTAACATCGAAGCGGATGTTATGTCTATGTACCAAGATGTTGCTAATCAACATTCAAATGTTGGCTCTGCTGCAACATTTGCGGGCATGGTTACTGGCGGTAAAATTCTAACCGACAACCTAGCTCCATACGACGGACGTTGCTTAAATATGAACACCACTGATAACGTCAACATGGTTGATGCAATCAAGGGTTTAACTAACGCAGAAAGCTCTGTTTCTTCTAACTATAAAGAAGGACGTTTGGGTGGCCCATTCGCTGGTTTCTCTGACATTTATGAGAATACTTTATGGCAGCGGCACACATCGGGCAGTGACGACGGAACCGGGGATCATAAGGTAAACGGTGGGAACCAAGTAGGCGCAACAATTACTCATAGCTCAAATGGTGGTGGAACTTTTGTAAAAGGTGACATTATTACTTTTGCTGGTTGCAATTCTGTTCATCCAGAAACTAAAGCAGACACTGGTGTTTTAAAGCAATTCACTGTAACTGCTAACATGAGTGCAACAGCAACAACTGTTGCTATAAGCCCAGCAATTAGCATAACAGGCTCACAAGCTAACGCATCTGCTGCCCCTACTGCTACAGGCGCAATCACTAAAGTTGGTGGTGCTTCTGCAACTTACGGCATTTCTATGGCTTACCATAAAAACGCCTTTACCTTTGCGACTGCTGACCTTGTTATGCCTCGCGGTGTTGACATGGCTTCCCGCAAATCAATGGACGGTATTTCTATCCGTATCGTTCGTGATTATGACATTAACAACGACAAATTCCCTTGTCGTATTGATGTGTTGTATGGTTACGCAGCCACAAGACCACAGCTGGCTTGCCGTATCGCAAACAGCTAAAAATAAGAGGGGTGGGTCAACAGGCTCACCCCAATTATTAAGGAGATTGTTATGGATACCGTTTACACTAGAACCCACAACGACGGACGCATCGAAAAACAAATTTATAGCGATGACCCCGGCATCTGCCTACCGCCTTGGTCAATCGACGCAGAAGCAACAAAGACATTGAAGAAGCCTACTTCTCCCGTTAAAAAAACTAGAAGCCGTAAAAAATCAGGCAAATTTGTAGCCGATGACCCAAGCACACCAAATGTGAACGAGGCTTTTAAATAATGGCTATTACAGATTATGCTTCCCTCAAAACAACGCTTGCAGACTATTTGCATCGTTCAGATTTATCGGATGTAGTGCTGTCTAATTTTGTGCAGTTGGGCGAGTCCCGGCTAAACCGTAAGCTCAGGTTGCTAGAACAAGAAGCCAACGCCACGGTATCGTTAGTAGCAGGCGCAAACACAGTGGCCTTACCCGCTGGTTGGCAGGAAACCATTGACGTTTATTACGACGAAGACAAAAGACACATCCAGCCTCAGAATTTGCGCGGGTTAAACTCCCAGCGAAGTTTTGACACAACTAGCGGCAGACCTTACCTATACGCCACCACAAACGGAACAATGGCGTTTGAAATATTTGCAGATAAAAATTATGCCATTGTGATCGACTTTTATAAGCGGTTTGACATTATTGCAGATTTGACAAACTGGTTGCTGACTACAGCCCCAGATGCCTATTTGTATGCGGCCTTATTAGAGGCCAAAGCATATATTAAAAAGCAAGAAGACGTTGCCTTATGGTCGCAGGGATTGCAGACAGCTATTGATGATTTAAACCGACTTGACAACAGGACACGCCGCAACGCTACTGTTCGCATGGATAGTGCGATAGTAGGCGGACGCGCATTTGATGTTGTCAGGGGATACTAAATGTTAGAGTTTGGAGAGTTCTTACCAGATCAGGCGGCTTACGCCAATTCTGGGGCCAACCAGATAAAGAATTGCCTGCCTTTAACCAACAGATCGTATGGGCCTCTTCCTGCTTTAACATCTGTAGTTGATGCCTTACCAAATCGAGTGCAAGGAGCTGCATCTTTGCAGCAAGCAAGCGGCGCACAATTTACTTTTTGTGGTGATAATCAAAATCTTTTTAAATTAGGCACAACTGCTTTTGCGGAAATATCAAAATCAACTAATGCATATACAACAGCGGCAGATGATCGATGGAATATACTTCAGTACGGAGACAGAGTTGTTGCTCTTAATGGTCACGCTGATGCCCCACAATCTTATTTAATGGGAACATCTAGCGATTTTGCTGACTTAGCTGGCTCTCCACCTTACGCAAAGCATCAAGGCGTCGTAAATAATTTTGTTATGTTTGGAAACATTAAACAAGGTTCAGATGTAGTGCCAAACCGTGTTCATTGGTGTGCAATTAACAACCCAACTGATTGGCCTACAATCGGCAGCGCTGACGCAGCGGCAAAGCAATCTGACCGCCAAGACTTGCCTACTGGTTTAACCGTCATGTCAATTACAGGTGCAGTAGGTGGTGCAGACGGTGCGGTGTTTATGCGGGAATCTATATATCGCGTATCTTATGAAGGTGCGCCATTGGTGTTTTCTTTTACAGAAGTAGAACGTGGGCGAGGCACGTTAGCTGGTTCGTCGGTTGTTAATGTTGGGCCGTTTGCTTTCTTTTTAGCAGAACAAGGTTTTTTCGTTTTTGACGGGTCACAATCTACAAGCATCGGCAGTCAAAAAGTTGATAAATTCTTTTTTAATGATTTAGATTTTAACTTTATAGATCGTATTACAGGTGCATCAGACCCGAAGAATAAATTAGTTTGGTGGAGCTACACAGGCCAAAACAACAAAAGCGGCGTACCCAACAAATTGATTATATATAACTGGGAGACGCAACGCTGGTCGTATGGTGAAGTCGAAGTTCAATTAATTTTTAATGACACTTCTGTTGCTTATGATTTAGACCAGTTAAACCCATTCGGTAATTTAGACACTATAGAAACAAGTTTTGATGATCGGTTTTGGGTAGGGGGATTTGCGTCTTTATCAGCGTTTAGCCAGAATAATAGGTTGTCTACATTTTCAGCCCCTCCTTTAGAAGCAACTATGACCACCACAGAGTTTGGAGGCATGGAGCTATTTAGCAAGCCGAATGAGCGGCTGTTTATTAACGGCATCAGGCCGCACGTTGACGGTGGGGCTGTAACGGTTGCCCTTAAATTTAGGGACAACCCGCAAGAGAACGTTAGCACAGACGGGCCAAATGTTGTGGACAATAACGGAATGGCGCACTTTACCAGATCGTGCAGATACGCAAGGGCAACAGTTGTCGTTGCTGCTGGCGGAACATGGGCGCACGCACAGGGCATTGATATGGACGCTGCCGAAGATGGGGAAAGTTGATGGCTGAATCTTACGGGTTACTTAGACCCCGTAATACTAGTGGTGTGCTGCCTGTTGAGCAACAGATCAGACGCTCGCAACAAAGACAGAACCGCCAAGGCATGACGCATTACGACACGCCACAGGAAGGCGAGACAATTCCAAGTTTGTTAGGCCAGCTTAAAGATTGGGCTGTAGAAAACCCTGTAGACGCTGGGTTTATGGCGGCTTCAACAGCGCCTGTTGTCGGTGATGCTATCGGGCTTGGTAAAGATATTTATGATATGTCCCCAATGGGAGACACAGAGTTCAACTTAACTAACTCGTTGTTAGCTGGCGCGGGTGCATTGCCGTTTGTCCCGTCTGGAATGGGCAGCATTAAGAAAGTTACCGACAGGGCAACGGAAGCTATTAACAAGCGATATATGTCTGACGCAGATCAAGCGGCGATTGATAAGGCTCAAGCTGAAATGTTTGGTTACAATACCCGTGACCAGTATCTGTCGGAGGCGCGTGAAACAGGGAATAAAGTTGAAGTACCTTGGAGGGCATCAGGCCGCAAGCTGTCTCTTGATGAAATAGACAAACTGGAATCTAACTTAGATGTAACGGAGCTTGGTTCACACTACCAGCGGCGCAATATATTTACACCAGAAGACATCCCAATAGGGTCTTACATGACACCCGCCATCGGGGATGGGTCAGCAGCAGGGGTTATCCACCACACACAAGCAGGGCCAACAGACACAGTATTGCAAGCGGGCGCACAGTTTGGGCAACGTGGCGATAACCCCATATGGGCATCATTAGAAGACAACCTGTCCAATCTAACAAAGGCCGCAGGGCGACACCCTGACGTTGACAAATACACGGTCACGATGCCTATGGGGCCAGATAGTATGAACTACAATCTGATGATGAATGACCTTCTCATGGAACAGCTTCCAACCAGCAAGATTTTAAAGAAAGACATCAAAGAGTTTAACGCAGCAGCCAAAGCTGCAATACCAGAAGAATACGCTAAAACATTTCCCGGTATTGATGACCCAAATCTAAAAGATTGGATGGAGAAGATACCCGGAAAGTGGCGTTCAGCCATTGAGAAAACAATGGACAAGAAAAAGTGGATTGTTGATAAAGGGTTCCCAGATGTAGGGGCGAACAGAGCGGCAGTAACGAGAGAAAGCCAACGCTGGTTGCCGCAGTTGCTTGACCCTATGGCTGGGTACAATATATCAAAAATGGAACACGGCGCTACCCCTGTTCCAAGCGGCAAGGGATTGTTTGGTCACAACACGTATGAAGCAACGCTTCCGGGGAAGGAATACATGGGTGGGCCAGAAGTTTTGTTGCCTCGCAGTTCTTGGTTCCCCACACACCACAACAAAGTGACTAAGCGCGGCCTGACAGGTTCCCCAATGCAGGGTTCTTGGCGGCAGTCATACATGGAAGAAGAGATGACTAACCAACTGCAAGACAGCTTAATGAAGCAGACAGAAGAGGTTCTCAAGCGAAGATGAACGGATCATCCCCAGCAAAATCGGCCCTAGACAGATCGAAGGCAGTGAATAGTTCCGTTTGCACTTTCAGCAAATGTTCACGCCTGATGGCTGGCAACAGGGCGAAGTCAATCATCTCATCGGCTGGGTTTGTCATCGACGCAGCAGCATACGCACTTAATAACGCAAAATGCACATGGTCGATTGCGGTATCTTTTTCCATATTACCCTCCTATTTTTGTCAACGCATTGTAGCATAGGTAAACCCTAAATGACAGTAACAAAATTTAACGTCCCGCCCTTGGACATAGATGATGAAAAGCAGCACACGCGCCTAGTCGCTAGAGCGGTGCAGGGGTCTTTGCTTGGTAGAACAAACAACGTGTTGG